TACAGATATAGATTTATATTCTGCTACTGAAGGCACAGGTGTTAATGACACAGCTATTGGTGATTTAACAGAAACACAAATTATAAATGCAGGTGCAGCTTCAGCAGGTACTATGGTAGCAGGTGGAGACATTGCAGCAGACCAATACTTATATCTTGTAGGCCAAGGTACAGGTCATGCAGCTTATACAGCAGGTCGTTTCTTAATTGAGATAACTGGCTACGATATCGCATCATAAGGAGTAAATTATGGCAGACGCAGTAACATCAACAACAATAGTGGATGGTGAAAGACTGGCTGTAATTCAACTTACAAATACTTCTGATGGCACAGGAGAATCTGCGGTAACGAAAGTAGATGTAAGTGCTTTAAGCTCAAGTAGTAATGGACAGGCTTGTACAGGCGTAAAGCTTGCAAAAATTGTTTATTCTACTTTTGGTATGAGTGCAAGACTATTATGGGTTGCCGATACCAATACTGTATGTTGGGACTTAAATTCTGACTATGCAGACTCGGAAGATTTTACTGAGTTTGGCGGTATTCTAAATACTGCTGCAGCTAGTGGAAAAACAGGTGATATAGCTTTAACCACAACAGGTCATACCAGTGGTGATACCTATGTCATAGTTCTTACGCTAATTAAAAACTACGGTTAAAATTTGTAATGGCAGCTAAAAAGCCAAGAAAAAAAGCCAAGCCTATAAAAAAAACGACTGGAAAGGGCGGTAATTACCGCCCTACCAAGTCCGGTGCAGGCATGACCAAAAAGGGTGTTAAAGCTTATAGAAAAGCTAATCCCGGGTCAAAACTCAAAACAGCCGTAACAGGCAAAGTTAAAAAAGGTAGCAAAGCCGCAAAAAGACGCAAGTCTTATTGTGCAAGGTCGCTTGGACAATTAAAGCGTAGCTCTGCTAAAACTAGAAATGACCCTAATTCAAGAATTAGGCAAGCAAGAAAAAGGTGGAAGTGCTAATGGCAAAATCAAGCGTACCAAGTAATGTAACGAATAAAAGTTTATATAGCCGAGTAAAATCAGAAGCAAAAAGAAAATTTGATGTGTACCCGTCTGCTTATGCAAACTCATGGCTTGTAAAAACATACAAGAAAAGAGGTGGTAAATATTCAGGAGCTAAAAAAGCTGCAACAGGTGGTATTATTGAAAAAGGTAATAACGGTTTTATTGCTCGTGGCTGTGGAGCTGTAATGGAACCTCGTAGAAAAACAACGAAAATGCGTGGCAGGTAATGGGTTTAGGTAAGTGGTTTAAAGAAGAGTGGGTCGATATAGGTTCGCCAAAAAAAGGTGGTGGCTATGAGAGTTGTGGTAGAAAAAAAGCCAAAGGCTCTAAAAGAAAATATCCTAAATGCGTACCCAAGGCCGTTGCTAATAGAATGTCTAAGTCAGAAAAAAAATCAGCAGTAAGTAGAAAAAGGTCAAAAAAACAAGGAGTTGGCGGCAAGCCAACCAATGTAAAAACATTTGCAAAATGATTACGCAAGCTTCTATTCAAGAAGAAATAAGAGATTGGTCTAAAGAGGTTTTAGAAACCGAAGACCCTGTATGTCCTTTTGCTAAAAAAACGTGGGAAACAGAAAAAGCAAACGTAGTTTTGTCTAAGTGTATTTACTGGACAGATTTAATTGATATAAGCAAAGATTTTCCTAAAGATAAGGATGTTGTCATATATTGTGATTTAAACATGGATGTTGATGCTTTTCATTTTGATAGCAGAATATTGATGTTAAACTCTTATCTAAAAGAGCATAACCTATGGGTAATGGGCTTTCATCAAGACCATGAAGCTAAAGAAGTGGTAGAGCAAGAACACTTTGAGCCGCATTTTGAAGAAAGCTATAATATGGTCTTTATGCAAAGATTAGATGAATTAAACAAAGCGTCTGAAAGATTGCAAAAAATAGGTTATTATAATAATTGGAATGTAGAAGATTTCCAAAATATTTTAAATAGAAGGAGTAAATAATGGCAAAATCATTAAAAGGTTTAAAAAAATTAGTAGGCAGCTTATCAAACTCAGATAAGTCTGAATTAGCTAAATCCATGAAAGATAGCAGTGTTGTTAAAATGGCAGGCGGTGGAGCTATGCCAAAATCAGGTGTTGTTAAAATGATGGGTGGCGGTAAAGCAGGCGTTAAAAAACTTGGTAGAGGCGGAAAACTTAAGAAGTAAATTATGGCAGTATCAGGCTCAAAAAACTTTGAATTAGATGTAGCTGATTACATTGAAGAAGCATTTGAAAGATGTGGATTAGAGCTAAGAACTGCTTACGACCTTAAAACAGCTAGAAGAAGTTTAAATTTATTGTTAGCTGAATGGGCAAATCGTGGTCTTAATCAATGGACTATACAAGAAAAAACAATAGCTATGGTTGCAGGTACAACATCTTATAATGTTGACTCAACAAACAGCACTGCAGCAATTGATGTGCTAGATGCTTTTATGAGACAAACTGTAAATTCTGAAAACTCAGATATACAGATGACTAGGTTATCAAGAAGTGATTACTCAGCCGTACCTAACAAATCTACAACAGGCACACCTTTACAGTTTTTTGTTGATAAACAAATATCACCAACAATAAGTGTATATCCAACCCCGGATGCAAGCAGCACATACACAGTACACTTAAACGTGCTTACAAGAATGGATGATGTAGATGCAGCTACTAATACATTACAGCTACCATTTAGGTTTTATCCATGCCTAGCAGCAGGTCTTGCTTACTATATATCAATTAAAAAGAGTCCTGATAGAACTGGATTGCTGAAACAGATATATGAAGAAGAGTTCCAAAGAGCTTTAGACACAGATGAAGACAGAGCATCTTTCAGCATAACACCTGACATATCAAGCTATAACATTGCATAATGGCTTTTGCATCTAACAAAAACGCTTACGCAATTTGCGATAGATGTGGCTTTAGATATGGCCTTAGAGAGCTACGCAAAGAATGGAACGGTTTAAAAACATGTCCTGAGTGCTATGAATCCAAACACCCACAATTAGAACCAGTAAAAAATGTAGTAGACCCACAGGCGGTTAGAGAGCCAAGGCCTGACACAAGTGTTTCTCCAACAAGTTTTATTGTGTATACCAATTACGACTTAGGCATTATAGGAAAAAAATTAACTATTCCTGACAGCATGACAAGTGCTTTAGGTACAGTTACAATAACAACATCATGAGTTTTACATTAGCTACACTCAAAACTACGATACAAGATTACTTAGAGTCTGATGAGACTACTTTTGTTAATAATTTAAACACTATAATTTTACAAGCAGAAGAAAGAATACTTAAATCAGTCCAAATACCTGACCAAAGAAAAAATGTGCAGGGCAATGTCTCACAGGACAATAGATTTTTAACAACACCATCAGACTTTTTAGCACCATTTTCTTTGGCTGTAATAAGCTCAAACAATTATGATTACTTAGATTTGAAACATAATTCTTTCATAAAAGAATTTGTTACTGACACTACAACAAGAGGCAAGCCAAGATATTACGCAATATTTGACCAAACAAGTTTTGAAATAGCTCCTGTTCCTGACACAAACTATTCTATGGAGTTGCATTATTTAGCACAGCCTGCATCATTAACAGCAGGCGGAGACTCAGGAACCACATATTTATCTACAGATGCACCTGACACCCTGCTATACGGTTGTTTATTAGAGGGTGCAGTATTTTTAAAACTAGACCCAAACGATATTGGTTTATATGAAGCAAGATTTAAAGAAAGTTTACTAAGATTAAAGAACCTAGGTGAAGGAAGAGATACTAGGGATGAAATGAGGTATGATTCGCTAAGAACAAATGTAACATAAGTTTCAGTTAAGGAGAGATAATATGAAACCAATCAAAAAACTAAAAGGTAAAACTGTAGCTATTGTCGGTCTAGGCAAAAGTTGGTTTGACTACAACCTAGCAAAATCACACAGCGTAAAGTTTGATGAGGTGTGGGCAATTAATGCTGTAGCCTCAGTAATATTTCATGACCGTGTATTTATGATGGACCCACCAAGTAGGTTTCTTGATACACAAGATGCAGGCGGACAAACTGACTGCATGAAAGAGCTACTAACAAATCACAACAAGCCTATCTATACATGTGAAAACGATGCAAGGTGTAAAAACCTTGTTGAATATCCTGTACAAGAAATAGTTAAAGAAACCAATTGTCATTATTTAAACAATACAGTGGCTTATGCTGTTGCATTTGCTTACTGGAATGATGTGGCTAATATTAAGTTATTTGGTATAGACTTTACATACAAGAACAACCTATATTTTGCAGAAGCAGGTAGAGCTTGCGTTGAGTTTTGGCTAGTAAAGTGCATGGAAAAAGGTATACAAGTTGAGGTAGCATCTAGTAGCTCATTGCTAGACACTAACATACCGGGCGAGCAAAGACTGTATGGATATCATCGTTTAAAAGACCCTTATGTGCCTGTTCAGGGTAAAGATGGATTAGAAGTAAAAAAAATAAGCGAGCTTAAAGTTCAAAAAAAACAAATACTGCCGCAAATTGCAGACAGGTATGATAGTCACCTAAAAGCTCCGGAGCCAAATAAATGGTAATCAAAATAACACCTGATGGTGTGCCTGAGTTAGGCATGGTAGAAGTGGCTACAACTAAGTTTGGCGGCCATCCGCCTGAGTTTTGGGCAAAGCAATTAACAGAAAAAATAGTTGGTTTTTCAGACGATAATGAAGAACATGTAAAAGCACAGGCTAGAGCCTACCAAGATTTAATTTACCAAGTATGTTTGATATATATTAAAAATGCTTTAAAATCTTATAAGGCTACCTTAATACAAGATTTATCTAGTGGGGGTAGCGAAGATTTAGCAAAAATAATAAAAGGTATTTAATATGGCAATTACATCTACTCTTACAACAAGCTTTAAAGTAGAGCTTTTGACAGGAACACATAACTTTACTAATTCTAGTGGTAACAGCTTTAAACTGGCTTTATATACAAGTTCAGCTACCTTAGGTGCTACTACTACTGCTTTTACTACAACTGGTCAAGCAAGTGGTACTAACTATACTTCAGGCGGAGCTGCATTAACTAATGTAACGCCGTCAGCTACTGGTACTACTGCAGTAACGGATTTTTCTGATTTAACATTTAGTACAGCAACGATTACAGCTAGAGGCTGTATGATTTACAACGATACTAATAGTGATAAATCAGTAGCAACCATTGACTTTGGTGGAGATAAAACTTCTACTGCAGGTGATTTTACTATTGTATTTCCTGCTAAGGCAGCAGCCACAGCTATTATAAGAATAGCTTAGAAGATGAAACATGCCGTTTGCAAAGTTTCAATTTAAAGCAGGAATAGACAGAGAAGGAACCAGTTACACTAATGCAGGTGGTTGGTTTGATGCTTCTCTTGTTAGGTTTCGTAAAGGCTTTGTAGAAAAAATAGGCGGTTGGACAAAACAAACCGCTACATCATTTTTAGGTACATGTCGTAACCTATTTCCATGGATATCATTAGAAGGTAATAAATACTTATATATCGGCACGCATTTAAAAGCATACATACTTGAAGGCACAAGCTTAAACGACATAACTCCTATAAGAGCAACAACAACCAATGGTGTAACTTTTGCTGCGACAAACGGCTCTGCAACTATTACAGCAACAGATTCTACTCACGGAGTTGTGGTTAATGACTTTGTTACTTTTAGCGGTGCGACAACTCTTGGCGGCAATATTACTGCAGCCGTTTTAAATCAAGAATATCAGGTCGTATCAGTACCAAGTGCAAATACATTTACCTTTACAGCAACGGCTACAGCAAATGGTAGTGATACAGGAAATGGCGGCTCAGGAGTTGATGCAGCTTATCAATTAACTGTAGGTTTGGATGTGTTTATACAATCTACAGGATTTGGTTCAGGTACTTGGGGTCAAGGTGCTTATGGAGCTTCTACAAGCTTAAGCTTTGCTAACCAATTAAGATTATGGTCATCGGATAACTTTGGTGAAGATTTAATATTACACCCTAGGGGTGGCGGTATTTTTTATTGGGATGAATCAGGTGGCACTGCAGCAAGAGCTGTAAATATTACTACGCTTGCCGGAGCAAACTTATCACCTACAGTTGGATTACAAAC